ATGCCTGTGGCGGGCACTGCCAAATATATGCAGTTGCAAGTCATTACGAACGGTCGCGGCACGTCGACTGTCTGCACTTTCCGGAAGAATGCTGGCAACGGCAACGGGACATTCACCTACACGTCCGGCCAGACGGGCGGAAAGGTCGACACCAGCAACACCGACAGCATTTCCGCCACCGATCTTGTTTGCTGCTCTCCCGTGCTTGGCACTGGAACCGGCAGTTTCATCGTGAACATGGTGGCGTTTTGGTTTGACAGCGGAACGGCTGGTCAGACATCGGTCGCGGCCGCCGTGGCAAGCGGTATCGCCTTTGGTGCCGGCGCTACGTCGAGTAGTTGGCTCGGCGGCCGTCTTGTCGGAAACACGACCGAAGCGAATGTGCAGGGCGAAGCGGGCACTGCTGGCACCGGATCAAAGCTTTGGGTCTATTGCAAGACCAACGCTTCGACCACGAACGGCTCGCTGAAGTTCCGCCTCGGCGGCGTTGATAAGACGCAGGTCGTCACGATCACCGCCCTGACTACTGGCGTATTTCAGGACACGACGCACACAGATGCTTTCGCCGCCACCGATCTGATCAACTATCAAATGACGAATGTTACGACTGGGTCGATAACGCTGACCGCAATCTGCATGAAACTCTTGACGACGGTCGCCTATACCAACGCCGCGCAGGCATCCAACTCGTCGGCCGCGTCGCTGGCTCGGCAAACATCGAAGCCGTTTGGGTCGTCATCTTCTTCTCTTGCAACGCTGACGCGCAGTAAGACCACGGCGATGGCGCTGCAGGTCACATCGGCGGCGGTCGCGACCCTGCTGCGCCAAACGGCCAAATTGCTGCTGGCGAACAGCGCTGTGATCGCTGCGCTGGCAAAAAGCAAAACGACCGCCATAGCGGCACAAGCGGCGTCCTCGGCCGTCGCGTCTCTCGTCCGTCAGGCTGGAAAACAGTTGCTGGTGTCCTCGGCAGCGACCGCGACAGTGCTCACGAATAAAACCACCGCGCTTACCGCACAGGCATCGTCGTCAGCGGTGGCAATTCTGTTGCGCCAATCAGCGAAACAGGTGAGCACCTCATCGAGCGCAATTGCAACAATCAGTCGCAGTGTTGCAAAGCCTCTCCAAGCGCTCAGTTCTGCGCTCGCGTCACTCGTCGCCTCAAAGACGACGGCAGCGGCCGTCCAGGCAGCATCACTTGCGATAGCAACCATCGTCCGCCAAAGCGGCAAACTGTTATTGTCGTCGTCGGCCACCGCTGCCAGCGTTTCGCTGCAGACAACAAAATCGTTACAGGCGGCGTCGGCGGCTGTAGCCGTGATCGTTCGGCAACTTTCTCGCTCGCTGCAGGCAAGTTCAGTCGCAGTTGCAACGCAGACATTCACATTTAGCAAGGCGGTCCAAGCAAGTTCATCGGCAGTCGCTTCACTGGCGCGTCAGATGGAGAAATCCTTGCAAGCCATGAGCATCGCCACCGCGACACTGATCGAAAGCAAAGTGGGGACGGTGACCGCGCAAGCATCCTCTAACGCTTTCGCGAGTCTGGCGCTCCAGACGCAGCTTTTGCTGCAGGCATCGTCGAGTTCGGTCGCCAGTCTGGTCCGCCAACTCGCCAAGAGCATCAGTGCATCGTCAACGTCGATCGCATCTGCGGCACGCCAGGTCGGGAAGGCATTTCAGGCAACAAGTTCTGCCGCCGGATCGCTTGTTCGCGCAACGGCCAAGTCGTTTCAGGCAACGAGCGCGGCTCTCGCATCGCTGCTCTCCACAAGGGCGACGTTGCTCAGCTTCCAGACGTCATCGTCGTCATCCGGAAGCATCACCAAGCAGAGCGCACTTCTGCGCAACACGTCGTCCGCGTCGATCGCCGATCTCGCCCATCAAGTTGGCAAAGGGCTGAGCGTGGCATCGGCGCCGCTGGCGTCGCTGACGCGGCTGGTTGGGAAGGCCACGCAGGCATCGAGCGCGTCGTCGGCATCTCTGACACGGGCCATCACAAAGGCATTTCAGGCGTCCAGTTCGGCACTTGCCAGCCTTATTGCAAGCCAAGGCAATGAAGTTACGGCGCAAGCGTCTTCGCAGCCCGTCGGGACATTGACGAAACAGTCCGCGCGAACCGCGCAGGTGTCTTCGGCAGCTATCGCTGCACTGGGTCGTCAGATTGGTAGGCTGATTCAGGCGGCCTCGCCGGTAATCGCATCGATCAGCCGCTTGATCAGCAAGCCATTATCGGCGTCATCATCATCGCTCGGATCCCTGGGCAAACAGCAGGCGCGAGCGTTCCAGGCGTCCTCGCATGCCATCGCATCGCTCGCGTTCGCGTCCGGGCAAGCCATCATCGCGCAGGCAAAGCTTTTGGGCACTGAAATTCAGGCGACGCTCTCGGCATCTCGCGTCGCGCTCAGCGCCGCGGCCACAAAAATACAAGCGTCCTTGTCCGCATCCCGCACGCAGCCTAATCTCGCCGCCACCAAGACTCAGCCGACCCTGAAGGGGGAAGTCGACGAATGACGGCGAACTCGCAGGATTTCACGACGTATGCCGGCGACGCCGCGCTGCCGATCTTCACGGTGAAGGACGGCAACGGTGCCGTGATCAATATCTCGACGGTGACGCAGATCAGCTGGAGCGCCCAGCGCGATCTCCCGTCCGCGCCCGTTCTAAGCAAGACCAAGACCGGCGGCGGCATTACGTTCGTGACCGATGGGACGGACGGCAAGTTCCAAGTTTCGCTCACAGCTGCGGAAACTGCAGCGCTCACTGGATTTTATCTCCACGAAGCTACAATCACCGACATCGCCGGAAACCTGTCCACAGTGGCGACCGGCCGCATGCAAGTCGGGCGCATGCCGGTCTCGACCTATTCTGGCGATCCTCAGCTTTCCGACCGCGACGCCGTGCGCATGTATATCGGCGACACGGACTCGTCGAACTGGCAGCTGACCGATCCGGAAATAGACTACCTGCTCAGCAAATTCCCGAACGCCGCCTACGCCGCAGCCCAGGCCGCGCGCAACATCGGTGCCCGGTACGCGCGCCAAGGCGGGAGCAAGCGCGTCGGCGATCTGGCGATCACCTACAGCTCATTTCAGAAGCAATACCTTGATCTGGCGGCCGAACTCGACGCGCTGGCCGCGACGCAAGGCTCGATCCCCTACTCGGGCGGGACCAGCATCGCCGACATTCGCGCGGTCAATTCCAATACCGACCGACCACGTCCGCCGTTCCACCGGGACAAGTTCGACAATCGCTCTGGGAGCTACGGGAGCGACGGTGGCTGGGAAAACGGCGGTGACTTTTCGGACGGTTCGTGATGGCAATCTTCGCCGATCTCTTTGTCGACATGATGAGTTCGAACATCACCGTGCAGACGTTCATCTCGCGCTCTGACGAGGGCGTGGCGTCCTACTCATCACCGCAGACCTACCTCAGCCACATCGCGAACAAGACCCAGAACGTGATCGCAGCGAACGGGCAGACCGTCGTCGCGCGCGGGCAGGCGTGGCTCGACACGGTCGATCCCATTAGCGTCAATGATCTGGTGACGTTTCCTGATGGCAGCGTGCCGGTCATTCTGGCTGTTGATGTAGCTAGTGACGAGACTGGCCCGGCCGTAACCCGATTGACGTTCCAATGAGCGGCGCGTTCAAATCCTATCGCACGGCGAGCGGCGCATCGATCCAAGCAACGCTTGCGAAGTTCGGCGAGAAGGCGGGTGCCGCGCTCGGTCGGCAGCTTTATCGCGAGGGACTCGGCATCATGGCCGCGAGCCAGCCGCTAGTTCCAGTCGACACCGCGGCGCTGCGCTCGAGCGGCTACGTTGCGGAGCCGACGACGGGCGCGGCAGATGGTGTCGTCGAAGTGCTGCTCGGCTATGGCGGACCCGCGGCTAAGATCAATTCGAAGACGGGCGAAAGCACCGACGCCTACGCGCTCTATGTGCACGAAGATCTCGAAGCGTTTCACAAAGTTGGAACGGCGAAATATCTGTCTTTACCATTCGACCAAGCGACGCGCGGCATGGGCCGCCGCCTGGCGGAAAACCTCAAGGCCGATCTGGCCGGAATGTCGACGCCGTTCGGCGCAGAGTCGGGGTGATCCATGAGCGCAGGCACCGATACGATCGACCGCGTGCAGACGGCGCTGATCAATGCTGGCGTCGGGCAGAAGACGAGCTCGGCCAACGACTGGATGATCTACAAATGGCAGATGCAGGATAGCGATCCGGCTTCAACCAAGACCATCGCCGACCGCGCGATATGCCTCTACGATACGCCGGGCCTTCCGGCTGAGGCCGGGTTTCAGATGGACTATCCGTCGATCCAAGTCGTGGTTCGCAGCAAGCCGGACGACGCCCGCGCCGCGAGAGAGAAGATGCAGGACGTCTTCACGGCATTGCACGGCAGCGAGCCTGCGTTGGGCGTGCCGCCTTTCGTGTTTTTCTACGCCCAGCAATCGGCGCCGTTGCAAATGGGAATTGACGAGCGCCGGCGAATCCGCATGTCGTGGAACTTTCGTTCGATGCGTAACCGGCCAACGTGATCCCCCTCATCTTCGACGCCAAGACCGTTTGGATTATTGCAGGCGGTCCGTCGCTCTCCGGACTAGATTTCACCCGCCTCACTGGCAAGCCGACCATCGCCATCAACCGCGCGCACGAGCGCCTGCCTGACGCAACGCTGCTCTGGTGGTCGGACGTGATCTTCTGGCGCAGGCACTGCGATGCGCTTCTGGCCCACGCTGCGCCTTACAAAGCGACCGCGCTTCACGACTATCCAGCCGAAGACTTCCCGCCCGAAGACGTCGTGCACCGCTACAAGTTCACGGGCTGCACCGGCTTCGATGAAGACCTAGGTCAGATCCGCCACGGCAACAATTCGACCTACGCAGCGATGCACCTCGCCGTGCACTTAGGCGCGAAGAAGCTGGTCCTGCTCGGCTGCGACATGCGCCACACGAAGGATGGCCGCACGCATTGGCACGACGGCTATCCGGCACCGGCCCAGCCCGAGACGCTTGCGCAGCTGATGCTGCCGCACTTCAAAACTCTCGCTCCCGCGCTTGCCGCTCGCGGGGTCGAAGTGCTGAATGCGTCTCCCGATTCGGCGCTTGTCGTGTGGGCGCGCTGCTCGATCGAGGAAGGACTTGCATCATGATCGCCTCGCCGTGAGGGCCAAGGTCGAAATCCCGCACGCCTCCGAATATCCGTGGCGCTCGATCCTAGCCGGACTTGCCGCCGCGGACATCGTGGTTTCTGACGACGGCCACGAAGACATGCTGATCACATGGTCGCCCTGGGTACATACCGTCCGCGATCATCATCGGCAGATATACCTGGAGTTGGGCCGGCCTGTTTTGGTGATCGAGAACGGCTGGCTCTCCCCTATTCAGGGGATACGGTTCTACCAGATCGCACTGGACGGCTGGAACGGCACCGGTCGCTTCCCTGCCGGGGATGACCGCAGGTGGGCGTCCTGGGGCGTCAGGCTGGCTCCATGGCGGCTGCGGGTCTCAGGCACGGCCTTGGTCATAGGCCAGCGTGGGCACCCGTCAGACCGCCGCACAATGCCTCCTGGGTGGTTTGAAAGTTTCATGCCCGACTGTAACCGGCGGATCGTTAGGCGCCCCAGGGCCGCCACAAGGCCGCTGAGCGCCGACCTTGAGGACGCGGACGTTGTGCACACGTGGTCGAGCAACGCCGCCAGCTGGGCTGTGGTGGCTGGTGTGCCGGTCGTCCAGCACGGTCCAAACCTCATGGTGGGCGAGCTGGCCTCCAAGCCGGGCGAGAAAATTAACATGGGGTGCCGTGAACCGGTGCTCGAGCGGCTTGCCTATGCCCAATGGTCCGCTGAGGAAATCGAAACCGGCGAACCGTTCCGCCGCCTGTTGGCCGCGCCGTGAAAATAGTCTGCTTCCAAGACCCAAAGTCCGCCCGTAGCCATCGCGTCGCCACGTCCATGGCCAAGGGTGCCGAATGGCTCGGCCATCAATCAGAACTGGCTGGGTGGGACGAAGAGCCTGCCGCCGACATTGCCATCGGCTACGGCTGGGCGTTTCCGGACGTGCTGATGCGCTACCCGCAATTCGTGCACGTCGATCTGGGCTGGTGGGGCAGAAAGCCGCTCGGCGATCCGACCGGTGGTTTTCACAAGGTTGCGGTCAATGCCCGCGACCCGTCCGCCTACTTCCGGTCCGGAATGCCGAGAGACCGGTTTTCGCATTTCATGCTTTCGGTAAAGCCGTGGCGCACGGAAGGCACGCATGTGCTTCTCGCGGGCACCAGCGCCAAGAGCGCAGCGACGCGCGGCATGACGGCGTTCGAGTGGGAACTGAAGGCGCAGGCACAGATCCGCAGGTTCACGAACCGGCCGATCACATTCCGCCCAAAGCCGTCGTTCGCTGGCGCGCGGCCGTTGGATGGCTGTCTGTATTCCCCGCCGCACCAATCGCTCGACGATGCTCTCAAGGACTGCTGGGCGATCGTCACACTGCATTCGAACGTCGCGGTCGACGGTCTCGTCGCTGGAATCCCGGCTTTCGGGGGCGAGGGCATCGCGCAGGCGGTGTCAAGCGGTGATCTTGGCGAACTCGAAATGCCACGGTTTCCGCAAGACCGCATCGAAATACTATCGGATTTGGCCTATTCGCAATTTACGCCTGACGAAATGGCATCCGGGGCGTGCCTGAAACATTTGTTCGAACACACGCCGCTGAAGGACGCGCTATGAAGTTCGTTTTCTATTTCGCTGAGAAGGGCTACGAGATGGCGCTCGCGCCAGCGATGATCGCTGGTGCTGCGGCCTGCGGCGACGAAATCGTTCTGAAGCCGAACGCCGAATACCGGGGCCCAGAGTTCGACGGCGGAATAATTTGCGGCGTCACAAAGAGAGAGATTCTTTGGGACCACAAAGCGAAGGGCGTCCCGCTGATTTATGAAGACAAGGGGTACACCCGCTCCCGCACGCAATGGAAAGGCCTGTCGCTTCCGACGTGGTGGCGCATGTGCTGGAACGCTGTTCATCCGACGGACTACCTCATGGAACTGGACGCACCGGACGACCGACTACGCAGGGCAGGCTTCGGCGTTTCGTCGCTTAAATCCAATCCTGACGGCCATATCGTCCTGCTCGGCTCGTCGCAGAAGTTTCATCATACCGAAGGCCTGCCGCATCCGACCGAGTGGGCGACGGACATCATTCGACAGATCGAAAATCTCGCGCCGGGCCGCATGTGCATTTATAGACCAAAACCTTCGTGGGCGGCGGCCGAACGGATCGAAGGTGCCGAGTTTCACCACGGTCAGAAAACGCCCGTCAGTGACGACCTCGCTGGCGCGTTCTGCTCGATCACCTATGGTTCGATCGCGTGTGTCGACTCTATCCTCGCTGGCGTTCCCTGCATCGTTCTTGGCAACGGCGTGGCGCGGCCCGTATCGTCGCGCTCGATGACTTGCATCAACGCACCGCTGTGGAGTCCGCCGGAACGATTGCGCCAATGGCTCTGCAATCTTAGTTTTTGCCAGTTCACACCGCCCGAGATTGAAAGCGGCTTCGCCTGGTCCACTTTGCGGGAGCAAATGCGCTATGCCTTCTGAGAGATACGAATACTATTTGAACCAAAGCCGCGAACTCCACGCGACGCGCAAGACATTCAGCGGTCGCGGCGTCCTGAAGCACGCGCCGCGGTTGATAGAACTTTCCCGGCGCGTGGGTGCCACGAGCGGACTGGACTACGGCGCAGGAAAACTCGGCCAGTATTCCAAAATTCACGACAAGGGCATTCGACTCGAAAAACAACTTGGCTATGTCGTGACGAAATATGATCCTGCCGTTCCTGGGATCGACACCAAGCCAACGGGTACGTTCGATCTGGTGTTTTGTACCGACTGTCTCGAGCACATTCCTGAAGAGGACATGGCCTGGGTCGTTCGCGAACTTGATGCCTACGCGCTCAAGGGCCTGTTCATCACCGTGGGTACTTATCCAGCCAAAAAGACGCTGCCGAATGGCGAGAACGCCCACGTCTGCATCAAGCCGGCAGCGTGGTGGCGCGAACTGTTCGCGGCGAACGTCAGAACACGCGACGGCTTTGCGTTCGAATTGCTGGTGGAATAATGGCCCAGATCGTCACCACGTTCAGCTTTGAGGGCTTTCACGCCTACGGCTCGCGCTTCATTGATAGCTTCGTGAAGCATTGGCCGCAGTACGATGATCTTGCCGTCTACAGCGATAAGTTCGTGGACGTCGGACGGGCCGAGTTTCGCGGGCTGAGCCAGGTCGAGGGTCTTGGGGCGTTCAAGGCGCGGCACACTGGGCCGCTCGCCAACGGCCGCACTCCGATGCCGTGCTGGAAGCGCAAGGACCACGACGACGGCTATTCGTTCAAGACTGACGCGGTGAAGTTCAGCAACAAGGTTTTCGTCGTGCGCGATGCCGCCTACCGGCTACGCGAAGGTTTCATGGCTTGGATAGACGCGGACGTCATTGTGACCGCGCGGCCGCCTGAGTTCGCAGTCAAGACGCTTTTGGGCGATGCCGACGTCGCCTATCTGGGGCGCGATGGCGTGCACAGCGAATGCGGATTCTTGGCATTTCGCCTGCCGCAGGCGCTTCCGCTCATAGATACTTGGGCGCAATTTTATCGCGATGACACGGTCTTCGGCCTCAAGGAATGGCATGACAGCTACGTCTTCGATATGGCACGGCAGTTTTGCGTTCACGCCGTCAAGCAGCGCAACATGACGCCAGGCGGTTACGGTCATGTCTGGGAAAAATCGCCGCTGAATTCCTGGAGTGTGCACCAGAAGGGCGATCGCAAAGGGCAACCGATTCCCGAGAGGACGCGAGCATGAAGCGGGCGGGCAAGTTCTGGGTGCCGGATGAAGAGCAGATCCAGCTCGAACAACTCGCCGCGGGCGGCTGGCAGCTTGACCATCTTGAAGATGGCCTTCGGTTCTGCAGCAAGCGCCATCGCGTCGCAGTTGACGGGGGCGCCCACGTTGGCAGCTGGACGCTGCGCATGGCCGAGACGTTCGAGGCCG